CCGTGTGCTACTAGATTAGCAGCCGACATAGCAAGATGTTGTGCAAACTCTGCATTGACCATTTCCATTGCTGGAACAGCAATCATAATTGATGGCGGTTTACCTCCTGGCTGCGTTGGCATCGCAGTGGTAGTTGGTGCTGTCGGAGCTGCCGGGCGAGCCAAGTTAGTCGGGCGGCTTGGAATGTTTAATTTACCTTTTTTCATTTTTATCCTTAATTATCTAGGTGCGAACTCTTGTTGTAATTTGATGTTATCAAAAAATTCTTTCTTTGTAGCTGGATCATCTCTAAATGATCCTTTGAGCACAGTTGTTTGAGTTAATGAACTATGCGCCATGATGCCACGATTCTCACAGCACCCGTGTACTGCTTGAATGTAGACTGCTACGTTTTCTGAGGCAGTAGCTTTACTAATTTCTCGGGCAATGTCGTTGCAAAGTTCCTCCTGGAGAGTCCCGCGACGAGCACACCACTGAGCAATACGAGTGTACTTGCTAAGACCAATAAGTTTTTCTGCGGCGATGATGCCAATGTAAGCGACACCGCTAACGGGCTGATGATGATGACTGCACATAGAGCGCAACTCACTACGTACCACCAGCATACCTTCGTATCGGTCTTCTGAATCGTTTGGAAATGCTGTTGCGTCTGGTGCTGCTTCATATCTTCCTGCCATTATTTCATTGTAGTACATCTTGGCCAGTCTACGTGCTGTGCCTTTGCTGTTGGGGTCGGTTTCACGATCGATCAACAGTGAATCTAACACTTTTTCAAAGGCCTCTGTTGCTTCGTCAATAAGTTCAGGCATAACATTGTTGTCGACATAGTCGCTGATGTTGTCGCCTGCCCAGAAGCGTTTGTTATCTTGTTTCATTCGATCGCGGATAACTTGCGATAGATTTTTACTTGTATCCATTTATTCTCCGAGTTATTGTCGTGGATGACTTGTATATTATAATACATTATTATTTAGGTTCAGTCAAGCGTAGTATTAGATTTTTCTTAACTGCGGAGTCCAAAACATTCATTTGCACACCTTGTTGTTCTGCGTATTTTAATAGAGCAGAAGTATCTTTTGGAAAGCACATACCGCCAAATCCGAACTCGCCGTCGGGTCCTGGCACCTTCATATGACTATTGCCAATACGACTATCCATTGTAATCATACTGGCAATCTTATTATAATCTTGCCCTGTTTTAGTAGCAAGGGCATATAACTCATTCATAAACGTAACCTTAGTCGATAGGAATGAATTGATAGCATATTTGCTCAGTGCGGCTTCTTGGATAGTGCAATGCTGTACCTGTTCTAATGCAGTTTGCCCAAGCCGAATAATGCGTTCTGCATCACGCTGATATGCACCTACGCTACCGCCGATAATGGCAAACTTGCCATTTATATAATCTCTCTCAGCATTGGCAGCAGTTAGAAACTCCGGAGCATGAACTAGATTAGGGTACTGATCATTTAGAGTTTGGTACACACTAGGTGGTGCAGTACACTTACTGATAATAACGCCTTTGTAATCTTTAAGTTTTTCTAAGACGTACTCTAATATACTGGCATCGCATTTGCCATCGTCTCCCATTGGAGTAGGTACGCAGACAAACACGCCTTCGCAGTCGGCGAGATCTTTAAATGTGTGTGAACCTTTTGTTGTATCTTTATCAACTAGTATAAGGTCAGTTGAGATTTCCATTGATCTAGCAATGGCACTGCCCACAAATCCTAGGCCCACAATGCCTATTTTTGGGTTATTTGAAAAAGGGAAATTCATAATATATGTATTTAATGTCATTCACTGAGCCCCATAAAAATAAGTTCACGCTCTGTAACATTGGCAACAGGTTTGAGCCAACCGTGACGAATACATTCATTGATAATCATCTTGTATTCTTTTGGACAACTTTGATTGATCTCAAATCCTGCTCGAGGTGCCTGCATCAATCCGTCGTAGATTACGAATTTAGGATCGCTCTGTTTGAGAGTGCGTATTTGACTTTTGTATAGAGTGTATGTCATACTGCTAGTATAGCAGTATTAACATTGCATGTCAACGGTCTATCCAGTCTTTATTACGGTAAGGTTTACCAATGGCTGCTTGCGGTAGATATCGAACTACTTTCTTTTTTAATCGTTGAATAATGGGATGGTTGTGATCGTGTTGGAATGCTCTTAAATACATTCTCCAACTGTTGTGACGTCGTCTGATGCCTTTTTGGTTTTCACTTAGGTAGTCGACGATTTGGTCCACATCACCTTTAAATTTGTCTATTAATTCACAAGCGATATTGAATCCGTATGCATCTATTTCATCGGAACAGCCCAAATAACTCTGCTCCATTTGCACTTCTGTTTTGTTTGCAGTGCTGGCATAATCTGGAATAATTTTAAATTTACGCCTACGATACTGCCTCATGTGTATCAATTCGTGTAGTAGGGTGTCTGCTACTGTATAACACATTCCCTTGTAGCGTTTTTTAGTTATGCATATATGCTCGTCAAACAACGAATAAACAAATATTATCTCTACAGCCTTCTTTTTATCTTGGTCCCACTCACTATAATATGTTCCGCCCACCCAAACTTGATTGGATTCTACTTTAAAATTAGTACTTCGTTTAAACCTAACTGGCGCTAATTTTTTTAAATGATTGGTAATTTTGCTGTGGAATTTTTCTATAGTAAGCTGTTGCCCGACTAATTCCGGATAAAGAGAGTACAGGAAACTGGCGATAGTTTCTCGATCTAGCATAGACCAATTGAATCGTACTCTTGGTGTAGTCATGTTTCCACCTTGTAATATATTTAGTTATCACTTACACTTTCATTATGTGCTACTTTAATGACGCTAAGACCACTCTTCTCTAAAAATTCTACGCCCGCCATGTCCCTATAACTATTGCGATAGTATACGCTAGATATGCCGCTTTGGTATATAAGTTTGGCACAATCCAAACAAGGAGCGTGAGTAATAAAAATATCAGCATCACGGCCGCTTTGGCTCGACTTGGCCAGCTTCGCAATCGCATTGGATTCAGCATGTAATACCTCTGGTTTAGTTTTTAATCCGTAACGAACATTTCGTTGAGCACCTTCGTGCCATCCTTCGTGCGGGTACTTAGCATCGAACTCCTCTGGGTCAAGCCAACCACCTGCACCCGAATCCCAAACTTTATCTTCACAGTCATTATCCCAGCCCGCAGGCATTCCGTTGTAGCCGTAGCTAATAACTGAACCATCTTTAACAATAACCGCACCTACCTGAAGTCTAATGGCGTGGCTAAGTTCAGCAGCTCTTAAAGCCCAATCCATATACATGTCTATGTATTTTTCTTTCATTGATAATCTCTGCCGTCTCTAGAGTGGTACTTTTTATCGGGATCATAGTGGGCAAATTGATCATAATTTGGTTCGTTTGGTAACACTCTTTTACCTACGAACCACTCGCCTATGTGATTAATTAGTTTTCTTCCATAATAATTTCTAATATTCGCAGACACCATGCCGTACTGTTCGTGTAGTACTTTACCTACAAGCCCTTCATTTAAATTAAAATCGTAGAATTTTCTATAGTCCACCTTAACCCTATCTAATGAATATAAACTTGCCATGGGACTAAAAATCAAGCTATTTTTTGTATAACGAAAATTCTTATAGATATGATCTGATCTGTCAGCAATCGGATCCGTTTCGTGACCGTACCATGCTTGTCTTGCTAACTGAACCTGTCCCAATTCTTGATCTTTTTGCAATAGCTCTATAAGGTCGGTGACTAGTACAGGTTCTAGTATTTCTACGTCATCTTCTTGGTGCCATATGTAGTCATAATCTCTTTCTTTCATTAGGTCCCAGAATTGACTCCATGTTACACTCAACCCTAGATTTTCTGGATGCAAAATAATTTCATTATAGCCGTACAACTTAACCAGCTCTGTGATCATCAAATCGTTTCGAGTTTTAGGATAATCATCGATGAAAATTTTATGTACTTCGCATCCGTAATAATTTATATTACGCTGTGCTCTTAGTGTACGAGTCAAGTACTCTAGTCTGTTAGTTGAAAATATTACCTGACAAATTTTATAGGTCATTAGATTCTCTCAGTATTAAAGAAGAAAGTTTGGAAAAGTCTGCCAGTTTCGTTGCTGTTACCAAAATAATCTAAACTTGCGTGATATAGATCACCTCGATAAATTATTAGCCTGTTGTATTTGTTTCCTACTCTATCAAATTGATCCCATTTAGTATAATCATAACCTTCGTGGTCTTTGTTAGATCTTCTAAATTCTCCAGTTTCTTTGTGACGATAAAATGCAGTTCCACCTGTATGTGGAGCATCTGGAGTTAGGTAACAAACACCTGCCCACATATTATGATGGTCGGCATGTATCCATGTTCTGTCTTGAGCTGTGGCTAATTGAAAGGCTCCGGTGTAACCTTGATCTTCAAACCAGTGAGTAACCGGCCCTGCAAATGCCATCCAGTATTCGATACAGGATTTAACATCGTCCGGTAGATAAGGTTTAGTTCTTGATCCGGGATAATTTCCTTTTACCGAGAAGTCTTGAGACAATGCATAATTTCTAACAATGTCTGGGTTCTCATAAAAGTTATCGATAACTAATAATTCTAAATTCATTTAATACCTCATGTATGTTCCACTAACTCCTTCCCAGCCATATATTTTCCAGTCAGTTTCTACTATGTCTTTTTCGTAAGGTCTAGTAAAGAAATATAACAAGGTTTCAAGATCATATGCTATACCATTGGGGTTATTCGTAAATTCTGCAATCACTCTATAGATGTCTAGCATTTTTTCATGATACTCAGAAGTCCATCCATAAAGCACTGAGCAATATTGTCTAAGCGTGTTATCTTGCTGGGTACTTCGTCTATCTACCATTTCATAGGGCCAAGTATCCTGCCACTCAAATTTTAACGGATGTTTAAAAAACAATTTCCCTGTATTTTCATTTGTACAATGAGTTAGGTTAAACGACCGATCAAAGAAATATCTTCCACTTAATTTAAAAAAGAAGTCATATTCTTTGAGCAAATCTTTATATCTATTAAAGAATGCAAGTTGTAATATTGTTTCACAGTGACTCTTGTGAGAGTGTGTTCTAATAATATCAAATAAGTCGGGAAATTCTTCTGCTACATTAATAAAAACAAGATTTGGTTGGTAGGCAAGTACTGCTTTGTAGTGTGCAGAATTTTTAGATGAGTCAACTAAAAATATAGTTGTTTCGTCGTCTATTATTCTATCTAAAGATGATAGAGTAAAAATAGTTTGTCTTAATCGTTCTTCATTACTGAAGATAGATCTTACATTACTGTAGGTAAGTGGATAGGTATTATCAACATCAATGACGCTGGTAACCAGTATTGCTTTCTTCA